TAATAATCTAATTAAACCCACGCAAAGAGCGTGCCCCTTCCACAAGGGGATTTGTAAAATTACATATATATAATACTACATTTACCGAGCCTAATGGTCGTTAAAGAATTTATTACTAGAACCATATCATTTAGTTTTATAACTATCGGGGAAATTATTCCCAAGATAGAAGACTATTTGATTTTGATTTACTTCATTTTCTTTTAAGATCCTAATTAGACTGTAAACGCTAATACCAATTTATATAAGTGGAGGTTGGTTTGGAGGGAATCCATCACTATTGTGGTGTGTAGAACTCTAGATCATATTGCGCTATAATATAACCAACGGTTGTGGCAGCAGCAGCTATAAAGCCTTCGGTCGCAACATACAGTACCCCCTGATTAGCCTGAATTAAATTCGTGGCAGTTGGTGTGTCTGTTTTGAAACGATCAAGTCGAGATAAACTCTTGGTACCTTGGAGAGAACAATCTGAAAAGATGTTTGCCATTGTAGAAGAAATATTTCGCATCTGGGCTGTTGTACTGGCTGGAACTGGATCGGTAGAATCATACTCAATTGAGAGTATAACTGCACCGGTACTAGTAGTGGGTTGGTTAGATTGGAAGAAGTATGTTAATCGATGAAATACAAAGTATTCATAAATCGGTGCATAAGCTACCAGTCGAGGGAATGAATTGGGGTTTATAGCCCCAAAGTTAAGGTTTGTATTAAACGCTGAACTAAGGGTGTAAACACCAGTAGTTACAGGAATAGTAACGGCACTAACTAATTCTCGGCCAGACACTCGGATCCCACCAGGGGTGGATCCTACACCAACATCAAATAGATTAAGGGGGCTTGTAGCGGTAAACTGTGATCTTGTCAATGACAAGGGCATATTTCCTCTTGAGCCTGGGTTACGGGCTAAACCTCGTACCCTTCCTAATCTCTTCTTCTGACGCTGTGGTCTACGAGATCTCAAACCACCCACTTGGGTAGTTAGTCTCTGGATTCTTTGTTCTAAGGATTTATTTGCGGTGTTCATAGTATGGGATACACAAGAACGTGTGGACTGTACATCTGTATTAATTACTGTACCATTAAGTTTATAATTTCTATCTTTGAGAAGACCCACATCTCTGGGGATTTCAAGGGGAATACATAATTAAGAGATATTCATTAAATCAATCTACCTATTTAGTTACGATTGCCAATAAAGGCCGTCGTGAGACTATTTAACTAGAAAGAAATATTGGACTTTGAGTTTAATTTTCCTCTAATCCAACGTACACTAGTACGTTTCACCTCAGAATTGTTCGCCCTCTTTTCTTTTCAAAGACCCTTAAAGTCGTATCTTACCCGTGCAGTCTCTCGACTCTACGTGTCTGAACGTCGTTCGTTGCAGAATCACTTGGTACGGAAGTATTGAGCATAATTGCACCGTTTTGGGTAACAAAATTACAGACCCCATGAGAATCATTATCGGCTCATTCTCAAGCCTCTGGATCAGTTTAACGTCATGATCTGGACCCATAATATTTAGTTTATTGGCTTATTAGGCCATGAACACCACCCTAAACCCCTACTCTCCCTTAACGCCCTTTAGTTAATTCCTGAAGGACTTCTCCAAACACCACTTTCCACGACCAAGGTCTTGGATAAGGGGAGTTTGAGAGAAAGTCTCTAGGAATTCTCAAGTTTTGTGCAGTAAAGTAAGATGGTAGGTAACACTTATAGTTTTTTGTCAATACTACTTTTGTCGTATCAACTTCTGCGGAATAACAAACCGCGGGGATTGTAACATTACGGGATAGATTAAATGGGCGAAACTGCTGGACACCCTGTCCTTGGGCATGCTTATAAAGCTTTCCAACAATCTTCATTGCGTATTTACGCTCACGAAGATTAACAGTAAATTTCCAACCAATTGGTGGAATTACACCCATACCTCCATGACACATTGGAAGGAAAATATTCCTATGGAATTTTCCAGTATTCAAGTTCACAAAGGTATCCTGCTCTATTCTCTCTCTCTCCATTGTATTAAACCAGGCGGCGAGTAATTCGCACTGACGTCCTGGGAGTGATCCCTTTAAGAGATCATTCAACACTGTAACAACACCAGATCTGGCGTCCTTGTCCTCATCTTCCTCACACTCATTATCCATTTTTTCAACCCTGTTTTTTCCTTGGAATAAACCGGTGTTGAGAAAGTCGATCTTATATGCTGATCCCCCTATGGGGCAAACAACACATGTAGAGTTGACGTTAGTATAAGACTTATGATGATAAGCCTTTCCCACTGTCATTTCCAGACCAACCTTTCTACCTTCGTCAATATGACGTTGGAAGGTTTCTGGGGGTGCAAGGTAAAGCATATCGTCACCATTGACGAGTACACTATTAAGACGTTCAAAGGTCTTCCAGCCATCCTGGTAAGCTTCTGTTACGTGTAGGTACAAACCTAGATTTGCAACACACAATATTGGAAAGGAAAGAATACTTCCCATTAATTGACCTCTCTCCATCGTGCCTCTCGCAGACTTCTCATAACCCTGACCATCCTTATTAGGATAGGTAAGGGTATGGGGTCCGAGTACAGACATGGCCTCTTGCTGCCAAAGGGTAGGTAAATCTTGAATCAAGTACTTAAGAATTTCTTTAGTATATTTCCAAGAAATATTATCCGTAGCTGCAGAGTAATCGACTGATATCCACTCCTCATTACCTAAAAGGTGGTGAGCAATAGGATAATCATCAATATCCATAACATCTGTTGGACACAATGGACGGCCAATCAATCGATAGCAGTTCATCCTCCTCATAGTTGAATGAAGGGCTTGCTGAATTTGTTTCATAACATAATATTCAGAAGCAGGGCCTTTAGAAATAACCCTAACCTTCATTGGCTCTATTATCCCCTGGATCTTTGCATTAAGAACTCCGTGCTTAGCACGAAGCCCGTATCTTTGAGCACAAAGACCCTCTTCCCAGTCAATTTGTAACTCGAGAAAACCGCGTGAGCGGGTCTCGACAACAGATTCACCGAGGAATGTATTACCACAAACTGTATTATTACAATATTCCATCTTAACCAGATCTGAACCTATATGAAGCCAAAAGGTCTTGGGTAGGGGGTGACCTTTGTCCGTGAAATGTTTAACATAACGCGGGGGTCCACCTTTCTTCCATGGAGGAAGCCATCCAAACTTTTCGCCATAGGAGTTATTCGCGACTTTGTTAAGCTCGTGATAAGCTCCACCGGCACATCTACTTGACTCATATGAGGCTGAAAGTGAAGGTTGTTTATCTGTGAATGACTCTTTTTCCTTTAAAAGGAAGCTGGTCACTCCTGCTCTTATACTATCCAAATGTCTTACAAAATCTTGATTATTCATTATTGAATCAATCGTTTGTTGATCACCATCGTCAGCCTTTGTTAAGGTTTCGAGGTGTTTATCGTAAGTTAAATTTATTTGGCGAGGAGAAGCAGATAAGCAAGATCTCTTAGCTTGTAACCATGAGAACCACAAATGTGTGTTCTTTCGATTATAGGTAAGGAGGTGGCTCTTCATGAAGGCTCTCAGACATCCCTTAGGAAGGAATGGTCCACAATCCGGCAACTCAGGTAATCCATTACGAAGATATTTACTAAAGGGGTAGGAAAGAAGGTATTTACCTCTCTTCAACCAAACCACTTCAGTAAGTGCACTATCTAAGTAATCATGCACTTGGTTATCCAAGGCGACGCCGATCTTATCGTTTATCCCATGATGGGAAAGAACAACTAAAAGACCGCGAATTAGGGCATCTGTCCTACCAACCTGAGAACCGACAGCGGACAAACTGTCGGGACCCCCCAAACACTCGATGGGGGCCGAGGTGGAGACCATCTCCACAGCGGCGTAAGCACGAGGGACTTCGGTCGTGGTCCAAGTGTTGTGGACTTTCCCAATTGGGAAGGTGCACAGCGCAAGGAGCTCGACACAGTCATTAGCATGGCAAGAAATTG